TGGGAAGTGCGTGTTATGAAGTGGTTGGATGAACATCCAAACGTGGTGTGGTGGGCATCTGAAGAACTGCCGATACCATATAAATCACCTCTGGATAACAGAATACATCGTTATTTTCCAGACTTCATTGCTAAAATTAAACAAAAAGACGGTTCCGTAATGACTTATATTATTGAAGTGAAACCGTTAGAACAAACCAAAATGCCTGTTCAAAAGAAGAAAACTCAACGATATATCCGTGAGGCTGCAACTTATGTTGTGAATCAGGAGAAATGGAAAGCTGCGGATATCTTCTGTCAGGAACATGGTTGGAAATTTATGATTATGACTGAGAAGGAACTAGGTATCTAATTTGAAAGCGGACACCAATACTTATAAGGAATTCTCAAGATTGTAAGGTAATAATGAGGTTTAATTTATTGACATAAATAGACAATGGCATATTTAATAGAACGAATAAAACAACAGCTTGCAAAGTCGGGTACTGAACCTCGAACTACTGCCGCAAGAGATTGGCTCATGTCTAAGATTAAAGACTTGAAACCAACTCGCCAAGCGCTCCTAAACGACAAGGAACGACTTAAAACGAATACTATAATTGGACGTATGTATTTCTATTACTACGATCCAAAGTTAAAAGATGAGTTGCCATACTACGACAGGTTCCCATTGGTCATACCAATAGAACGATACCAAGATGGTTTTTTAGGGTTAAATTTACATTACATAAGCCCAAGGCAACGCATTGAACTTTTAGATGCTTTAAGTGATTTTGCGACTAATTCAAAATACGATGAAACGACAAGGTTGAGATTAAGTTGGGCTAAATTAAAAACTGTTGGTAAAGCTTTCAAAGCAAAACCTTGTGTAAAGAGATATCTTTTTAAACACGTTGACAGTAGATTTCTTGAAATTACCGCAGACGAATGGGATATCGCTGCACTACTGCCATTTCAAAATTTTCAAGGTGCAACTGCAAATAAAGTCTATAACGATTCTAGGAATAAATTCTAATGCCTTTTTCACCACAACTATTTTTATCGAATATCAAAGCTAAAGATGGATTGGCAAGACCATCTAGATTTGAGGTTATTCTTCCTATACCTCTGTATATTAACAATTTTATATCTCAATCATTTTTTGAGAAATTATTAAATTTGCCTAATGTGTTAATTGCTGATATTACAAGTGCTGTAAATGATATATTAGGTAATTCACCAGCTGCAGAACAATCTAAAACATCAAATCCATCAATCAGTAGATATCTAGCACTTCAATGTGAAGCTGCAGAATTTCCTGGTAAAACATTGATGACACAAGAAGGTAAAGTTTATGGACCTAGTTTCAAAGTTCCATATCAAACACAATATGGTGATACTTCTTTAACTTTTTTATGCACAAATGAATTTTATGAAAGAAAGTTATTTGAGAGATGGATAGAAGCTATCAATCCTTCTGATACGAATAATTTAAGATTTGCAAAAGGTTCAAAGAGTAGATATCTAACAAACATAAAAATTATTCAGTATGATGATTTCATCAAACGAATTTTTGCGGTCGAATTAATTGACGCTTTCCCCATTGGAATTGGACCGCAAGCTTTAAATTGGACAGAAGACAATTTTCATAGATTGTCTGTTCAATTTGCTTATCAGAGATACAATGTTATTTACGAAGGTAGTTATGACCTTGTTGGAGCTGCTGTTGAATATTTTGGTGCTAAAGGTGCCAGAATATTTGATAAGGCTGGCCAAAACGTAAGTGATGGTATAGGGAATGTTTTGAATAAAATATTTTAATTTAGTGGAGATACAATATGTTACCAAAAATTGATGTGCCTGTTTTTAGTATTAATTTAATATCAACTGGCAAAGAAGTTAAGTTTAGACCGTTCACGGTCAAAGAAGAAAAATTGTTTTTAATGGCTAACGAAAGTACCGATTTAAAAACAATCATTGATACAACAAAACAAGTTCTGAATAATTGTATTATTTCGGAAGTTGATATTGACAAGTTACCCGTATTTGATATTGAATATTTGTTTTTGAATATTCGTGCAAGGTCAGTAAGTGAAATTATCAACTTAAATTACAAATGTAATAATGATATCAAAAATGAAGAAGATGAAGGTACACATAAATGTAGTCATGTGGTACAAATTGATGTGAATGTTTTAGATATCAAACCAAAGAATAATGTAAAACAAGAAACTAAAATTCAAATTACTGATAAAGTTGGTATGGTTATGAAATATCCAAATTTTGACACCGTGAAAAAATTTGAAATGGGTACTGAAGGTGTAGACCAAAGCGATATTATTTTAAAAATGACTGTGGGATGCATAGATTACATTTATGATGATGACCAAATTTATTATGCAAAAGATACCCCCGAAGAAGAATTGATTGACTTTATTGAAGGTATGCAAAGTAAAGATTTGGAAAAAATTAAAAATTTCTTTGACAATATGCCAAAGGTTTCTAAAGATTTGGATTTTAAATGTGGTAAATGTGGACATGAAGAAAAAATTACCGTGGAAGGAATGGAAAGTTTTTTCGTCTAAGTTTTGGTTATGAAAATCTAGGTAATCTCTTTCAAACTAATTTTGCGTTAATGCAACACCACAAATATAGTTTGACGGAACTTGAAAATATGATACCTTGGGAAAGAGAAGTTTATGTTGGTTTGTTAATGAAATACCTTGAAGAAGAAAAAGAAAAAATGAAAACCAGAAGGCAATAATAAATGGCTAATAGTAGACTTGCACAAATATTAGAACAAGAATATAAAACAAAAGGCATCGTAGGTGGTGCTGTTTCGGCTCTTGGTAAACGCTCAAGAGAGAAAATGGATATTCGAAATGCACTCTTTAGTGGAGGTGGATTGGGATCTATTGTTGGCACTAAAATATTTGGTAAAGGTTATTCAGCAACAAGGAAATCACCATCATCAACATCATCACCTTCATTAGATGGTGCTTCTAACGCAACATTACAGGACATTAACACCAATAGTAAAATTACAGCAAAAAATACTTTGGCCATTCCTATGATGGCCAGAGATATGAATCTTGTAAGATTAAACATTGTTAAGATGGTTAAACTCCTTGGTGGTCAAGCAAACAGAAATAAAACAGATATGTTTTTTTCAAATGCTGCAAAAAGAGAAGAAGATTATGAAAGACAATTTGGTAAAAAACCAACACAATTATCTTCTAGTGGTGCAACTGTTAACAAAGAAGGTGGTGGATTTTTATCATCAATTTTAGGATTTTTTAAAGGTGGTATTGGTAATATTATTGAAACCTTAATTGGTGCTTTAATTAAAGGTGGTTTGATTGCTGGATTTTTAGTTGCGCTTGGAAAATATTTTAGTGAAAAGGAATTTAGAGATTCAGTTAATACTATGCTGGATGGACTTCTAAAAGCTGCTTTCGGTGAAAGTTATAAAAAAAATTTATTAATTGGTGTTGGTGTTTTTACTGGTGCAATGTTGTTAATTAGAGCAACATTAAAAGTTTTTGATTCCGCTATACTCGCTGCATCAAGAAAGTTGTTTGGTCTTGCTGCTGGTGCTCCTGGTGCTGGTGGTCCAGGAGGCAAAGGTAAAGGTGGTAGATTTTCGGGTTTAACTGGTAAAGCAAAATTATTAGCTATAGCTGCCGGTCTAGGTTTGACAGCAAAAGAATTATATGATATGTATGGTGGTGAAGAAGCAGCAGATAAGTTTTTTTCCGATGACTCATCAGATATTAGTACAGAAGGAAGTTTAGGACCAGGAGAAAGTTTAGATCCAGGAAGTTCTGTAGAATCATCTACACCAAAAACTTCAACTAGTGATAAACTTATAAAAGGTGGATCATTAGCACTAGAAACATATGCAGCTGCTTCCATGATAAGTTTACCTGGTGGTTCAGGAACAACTACTGCAGCTGCACCAAGTAAAGTTGCAGGTCCATTTGACCATCTTGAAGGTAAAAAGTTAACTGCACATGGTACTGTCGGTGAAAGTAGAGAGATAGTTAAAAATAAAGGTCTATGGGAAAAAATTACTAGCGTTATCACTAAAGCTGTAAAAAAAGGTGCATCAAAGGTTATGATTTCAAAGTTTGCAGCTAAATTTGGGTTTTGGGCTGCTGCTAAACTTGCAACAGTTGTCGCCGGCATTGCGGCTGCTCCATTCTCTGCTGGTCTTTCTTTATTGATTTCTGCATTAGGTGGATTGTTACTTGTTTATGATATTTACCAAATTTACGAATTCTTCGTTGAATTGGAAAAAGAAATGGATGCAGATGAAAAAGATGCATCAGTTATTAGACAAGAATCACCAGCAGCATCGACCGTTCCTGGTCCTGTGCCCGCTGCGGCCGCTACCACAGGTGCAGCAGCTGCCTCTAGTGCATCATCTAGTTCACCATCTCCTGCTGGCCAAGTTGGTACAGTAACAAGTGATATGGGAACAAGACCTGATCCAATGAATTCTGGCAAAACACAAAATCATCAAGGTGTGGATGTTGCAGCTCCAGGCGGAACTCCAATTTATGCAACAATGGATGGCCAAGCAAGAAAATATTCAAATAGTCCAACAGCAGGTAATTATGTTGAAGTTACTGATGCACAGGGAAATAAAACACGTTATCTACATATGTCCAAACATGAAGGATGGATACAAGGTGGTGTTGTGAGACCTGTGAAAAAAGGTGATATTATTGGTTATGTTGGTACCACAGGCCGGTCAACAGGTAATCATTTACACTATGAGGAATATAGAAATGGTAAAAATGTTACTGACCGTAGCGGTGCAATGTTAGCATTAAATCCAACAAATACAACAACACCAAATGTGGCATCTACTCCTGCTCCAAAAATTAATGGTTCACAAGTTGCATCAGCAAGCCAAGCTCAGGCTGGTAAAATTGATAAGGCGATTGAAGCTGCCGCTGAAAAACCATTATTTTCTTCAGATGATTTAGCAGCTTTTGCAGCTGCATTGAGAGCACCAGCTATGCAAAACGGTGGCGGTGGATTAACTCAAGTTGCTTCTGTGTCTAAGGCAACACCTTATGAAAGAGATTTCTACGAGGGTGTTCTAAGAACAGTTGCGCTGTAAATAAAAAACCCCGCACAAGGCGGGGTCTAAACTAAGTTCTAAAAAAGTAACTTTAGTTTATTGAGCGAGAGATTTAAAGTAATCCAAATCTTCATCACTACTAGTTGCTTTACTATCGAGGACTTTAACTTCATCTTCGGTAAAACTTCTCAACTCAACATCTTCAGCTTTGATGGATGAAACAGCACCTTCAAAACCAAGAACTTTGTCAAGACGAGATTTCAACTGGTCATATGGTTTGAATTGTTTCTTCTCAGTAAATTCTTTGAGAGAAAACTCTTTCTTCCACAAATCTTCCAATTTTGCATCATCACCATCTAAAAGAGCAGACTTATCTGCAAATTCAGATTTATCATAGTTACGATAACCTTCAACATTACGAATCTTCAATTTGAAGTTAGCACCTTCCCACATATCAAATGGGTTGACAGGAGTTTCATCAGCGAATTCGGGATTCATCGCTTCAGTAATCTTGTCAAAGATTTTCTTACCAAACTTAAACAGTTTGACTTGACCTTCATTTTCGGGATTGCTAGGGTCAGATACCACAAGAATGTTAGCAATGTAAGAAAGCTTACGCTTTTGCTTACGAGCTACATCTTTGTTTGCTTCGATACCAGAATTCCATAATGTATTATTGTGCTCACATACGGGACACTTTTCATTCAAGGTTGTTAGACAATTATCAATGTACCAACCACCAGGTCCCTGAAATCCATGTGAGAACACACGAATCCAAGGTAGACCCTCATCGCCGTCAACAGCAGGTGCAGGTAAGAACCGAACAACGGCCATTCCATTACCAGACTTGTCAACGCTGGGTTGCCACATTCTTGTATCGTCTTTAGAACCAGCCTCAGAATTGGACTGGGTAGAAGCTTCAATCGCTTTGGTGAGTTTGTCCAAAGAAGAACGATTGCGCTTGAGATTTGCAAAACTACTCATAGTATTTCCTTTCGTATAACGGAGTATTAACGGTGTATAAACAACTTATCCACATAAACATAGTATATCATGTATTTATGTTCTTTGCAAGCAGAATATCCAACAACATCATAGTATTACCGACATCCTTGTGATGAATACCTATTCCGCCTGCTTTATTAAAGGCATCAATAACATCTAAGGTATCATCTATTAGTATGCTATCAGGAGTGGCAAACTCCGCCTTTAATGACCTGCCTGCAACAACATTTACTTTCCATGTTGAAGGCAAATGGGAGCTTCTTTCTTTAATCCATTTCTTTTTTTGATTTGTTACTTCATCATGGTATTTTCTTCCACCCGATGAAGTTAAAATTTCAATATCATCGAAATGATTAATCAAATAATTAATTAATTCTGGACCACCTGGCCAAAAATCAAGAGATTCAAAATTTTTACCTTCAATAAATGAAGTCCAATTTTTACTGAATTCTTTTCTATCTCTTGAAGTACCAGGATGTTCACGAAACAATTCTATGTAACGCTTCTCAAAATTGGCGATTACGCCATCCATATCCAAATAAATTTTCATAATATTCCATAAACAATCAAAAACTTTTCAACTAGCAGATAGTAAGCCCAAAACGGAACAATTATGGAAAACAATGTTGACCAAAATCCGTTAGCTATAACTACACCAGCAACCCACGAAAAAAACAAGAATAAACCTATCAATGTTTTAACAACATCTATCATGCAACCACCTCTTTTAATTTCAACTTATATTTTACACTATCAAACGGTACAAATGCGGTATACTTGAGCATCTTTAACCGATAATCTGGCCAGCGAATGGTATCGGCAATTCGTTCTTCCCAAGCAGGGAAGAAATTGATTAGGGCATTTAATATCACAAGGGTTTCGGGTTGAATCTCTTTACGAAAAGCCATCAATAGAAGCACAGGGTATTCACCATCCAAACACTTCAGGACCTCATTAGGATCATCTAAATCATCAAAGATATACTTGCAGTCATTCTCGAAACTATACGTCATGGTCTGCAAGTATTTCATTCGCCTTAGGTAATTTACCTCAGCTTCAGACTTTAGTAAATCGCCTGCCCAAGTCTTTTCATTCTCAATAAAGTTACCCACAAGGAAATTGATGTAATCATCTTGATTGTATTTCCTTGAGAGTTTGTAGAAGTGGTATTTGTCTTTACGATTCTCAAAACTGGTCACAGAGATATTTGACTTACCATTGTATTTGAAGTAGTCATATGTCTGTTGTGAGAAGTGAAGTTTTAGTGAATTGTAGAGCGAAAATGCCTCATAACCTGTCATATTGGAAGTCTTGAACTTTTTTCTTTCAGCATATTATTGTCCATTGCATCGATATGAATTTTAGATTTGAGGTTGGCATTTACTAGTGTAGCTGCCACCTCAATCTCTAATCCCGATTCTTTACAGTAAACAGTAATAGCTTCAATGTAATTGTAACTGGTCTCTGAAACCAACTTGTCAATCTCTTTGGCAAATTTTGCCATTTCTTCTTTAGTTGGCATTTTGTTTTTTTGTGCTAAATGCACCTGCGCTTGGTGAATTCAAATCGCCATCATAGATTGAGCTGGGTTCTTCTTTATGCCACTCAAGTGGTTCATCATGGTAGTCTTCATCATGCACAAAATCTAAAGTGCCTGTTGGATGAAAGCCTGAACCACGGAGAAACATTTCAAAATGTTGCAGTATATCGGGAAGATAATCTGCATTAAATTCAATCGTTGTTTCGGCAGAATGTCCAGAGATGTTGTCAATCTGTTTAAAAATATATTTCATAATATAGAGTTCCTTTTACTTCTTTGTTTGTGGTGGTGTTGGTGGTGGATTTCCATGTGTAATTGCATATGCAATACAAATGGCATCATCATGTGCGGCATAAGAACATCTAACAGATATTGGGTCAACACCCTTAGTCATAGCTGTTTCAATATTCCTTGCCATCAATGACCTATCATTAAAACTGTAAATTGCAAGACTAATGATACCCGAGGTCACTATGATTGTGAATGAAATAATAAAGTTTGTTATATTATTTTTAAATTGTTCAAAAACATTTGTAGTTCTCATATTCCAGAAAATTCCTTCTTGTTGTCTAAATCACCAGGCTTCATGTAGAAGATGTGGCGACCTATTACGGTTGTTTTTGGCAATTTCCAACCGGGGTTAACATAATCAGCATGATAGTATGTTGCGCCTTTTGTAACATCTACCAACTTATCATAATTAAGAAAAATCTCAACCGATAAATCCAATATGTCATTATACAACGAAGTGTGCTTCAATGTCAATAGTTTTGAGGTAAAGAATGGCTCACATACCCAAGAAAATTGGCATACAACTTTACCTGAGGGGTGAATAATCTTTTGTTTGACAACATCACATATATCATCGGCATATTTACCGGATACGACACGATTAACTGTGACCATACCAACGGCAATTTGACCTTCTCTACTTTCGTGACCAGCTTCTAGTAAAATGTTTTCAGCTAAACATTGAACTTGTTTTTGTGCTGGTGGTGTCAACTCACTAAATTTAATACCATAAATTAAATGTTTTTGATTGCTTTGTACTGTCATTGCCATTAAAAATAAAAGGCATGACATAAAAACACTAGCGATAACGATTTTGTTGTTTCGCATAT